GGAGAAATACCCGTCTGCCGTGAAATCGAGATGGAAATGAACCGGATCGATGAACTTATCGCAGACCGTGGGATTTATTACGATGATCGTCCGGTTGAGGGGTGGATTGCATATTGCGAAGAGGAACTTACTTTAACTGACGGCGCCAATCTTGTTATGCTCGACACATTCAAACTTTGGGGTGAGCAGATATTTGGTTGGTACTACTTCGAGGAGAGGGAAGTGTGGGAACCGAACCCGAATGGTCCCGGCGGGCATTTTGTAGTGAAAACTATCAAGAAGCGGCTTATCAATAAACAGTATTTGATTGTTGGGCGAGGAGCCGCCAAATCTTTGTATGATTCCTGCATCCAATCCTATTTCGAAAACATCGACACTTCTACCACTCACCAGATAACAACTGCTCCGACTATGAAACAGGCGGAGGAAGTAATACAGCCAATAAAAACAGCCATCACAAGAGCCAAAGGCCCGTTATTTCGATTCCTTACGGAAGGTTCTTTACAAAATACCACGGGTTCCAAAGCGAACCGTGTAAAGCTTGCCTCAACCAAAAAGGGGATCGAAAACTTTTTCACGGGTTCTCTGATAGAGGTTCGTCCGATGTCTATCGATAAACTTCAAGGCTTGAGGACTAAAGTATCAACAATCGATGAATGGCTGTCCGGTGACGTAAGGGAAGACGTGGTCGGAGCCATTGAGCAAGGCGCTTCAAAACTTGACGATTATCTTATCATTGCGACCAGCTCTGAAGGAACTGTCCGAAACGGCAGTGGCGATACAATCAAAATGGAATTGATGAAAATCTTAAAGGGCGAATACCCGGCAATCAATACTTCCATTTGGTGGTATAAGCTCGATTCCATTGACGAGATTTCAGAGCCTAACAAATGGCTGAAAGCCAATCCTAACCTCGGAAAAACCGTCACTTTTGAAGTATACCAGCGTGATGTTGAAAGAGCCGAGAATGCGCCGGCAGCTAGGAATGATATTTTGGCGAAGCGGTTTGGTCTGCCAATGGAGGGTTATACCTATTACTTTACTTATGAAGAAACTTTGAAATATCGTAAGCGGGATTTTTCTGGTATGCCTTGTTCTATGGGCGGCGATTTATCAAGAGGCGATGACTTCTGTGATTTTACCTTTATGTTTCCTTTATCAAACGGGACATTTGGAATCAAAACCAGAGCGTATATTTCAGACCTGACGTTTCGAAAACTTCCGTCTGCAATGCGCAGTAAGTATGAGCAGTTCATACTGGAAGGCAGTTTGATTGTCATGGAAGGCACTGTTTTGGATATGATGCAGGTGTATGAAGATCTGGATAACCATATCGTAGAACGTGGGTACGATGTCCGTTGTTTCGGGTATGACCCTTACAATGCCAAAGAGTTTGTTGAGAGATGGGCATCCGAAAACGGTCCGTTTGGCATTGAGAAAGTAATACAAGGGGCAAAAACAGAATCCGTTCCTTTAGGAGAGTTAAAGAAACTTTCCGAGGAGCGGATGCTTTTATTTGACGAAGAATTGATGTCTTTCTGTATGGGCAATTGCATTACCATCACAGACACTAACGGAAACCGAAAGCTTTACAAAAAGCGGGGCGACCAAAAGATTGATGCTGTGGCGGCTATGATGGATGCTTACATCGCCTATAAGCTGAACAGAGATGCGTTTGAGTAAAGGAGGTGAGCGCGTTTGTCAGAGATGATAGAACATCATGGGATTTTGGGACAGAAATGGGGCATCCGCCGAACCCCGGCTCAACTTGGAAATCTCAGTAAAAAAGATGCAAATTGGGTCAAGAAGAAAAGCGAGAAGATTACGGAGCAGGCTCGCAGAAAATCTTCAAAAGAAATGAGCCGATATGCGAACGAAATACTTCGGACTCCCGGTGCTGTAAATAAATCGGGAAAATTGAGTTCCTCGGCGATCAACGCCTACAACAAGAAAATGGCTGAACTTATGAGCCAGTCGGCTTCAAAGATTCGGTCTCCGTCTGGAAAAGTCGTTCAGTTCGTAGCAAAACGTGGGGAAGTTGGCGTTATGATGGCGCTTGCTGATGAAGGTTACAACATGGCGCAGCTCCGAAATGGTGTATGGGCTTCCGGTCGGGTTGCTTACAAAAAGACAGTGCTGGATAAGGCGTAGGGAGGTGATGAGAAAATGGATATAGCGATTGGCTCCAGGTTTAAACATGCCTGGAATGCTTTCCGAAATAACGGTCAGCAAAACTATTACCGTGATATCGGAACGGGATATTCTTACAGACCAGACCGTCCTCGGCTTACCAGAGGAAACGAGAGGTCTATTGTCACTTCCGTATACAACCGTATTGCATTGGATGCGGCTGCCATCAACATTCAGCACGTCCGTTTGGATGATAATGAACGATTTCTTGAAGTTATAAAGTCCGGTTTGAACAATTGTCTTTCTTTGGAAGCCAATATAGATCAAACTGGGCGTTCTTTTATTCAGGATATTGTCATGTCGATGTTGGACGAAGGATGCGTAGCCATTGTACCTACCGACACCGATGATGATCCAGAAGACGGAGTAGCAGGTTCATTCGATATTGACAAGATGCGAACTGGAAAAATTCTCGAATGGTATCCGAAGCATGTTCGTGCTCAGGTTTACAACGAGAACACCGGTTTGAAAGAAGACATTCTTATGCCAAAGGAAGCAGTTGCGATTATTGAAAATCCGCTTTATGCGGTTATCAATGAACCGAATTCCACAATGCAGCGGTTAATTCGAAAACTGAACCTTTTGGATGTTGTCGATGAGCAAAGTAGTTCCGGAAAGTTAGATTTAATTATTCAGCTTCCGTATGTTATCAAGACGGATGCACGGCGTCAACAGGCCGAAAAACGGCGTAAAGATATTGAGCAGCAATTGTCCGGTTCTAAGTATGGTATCGCTTATACCGATGGTACGGAGCATATCACGCAGCTAAATCGTTCCGTTGGAAACAATCTAATGTCTCAGATTGAATACTTAACGAGTATGCTATACAGCCAGTTGGGAATCACTCAGAGTATTTTAGATGGTACAGCCGACGAAACGACAATGCTCAATTACTACAACCGAACGATTGAGCCGATTGTTTCTGCTATCGTTGACGAGATGAAACGGAAGTTTCTGACCAAAACCGCCAGGTCTCAGAAGCAGTCAATTATGTTCTTCAGAGATCCGTTCAAGCTAGTGCCTGTTACGGAATTGGCTGAAATCTCTGATAAGCTGACTCGTAATGAGATTGCGACTTCGAATGAGATGCGGCAGACGATTGGATGGAAACCGTCAAAAGACCCGAAAGCGGATGAACTTCGGAATAAAAATCTTAACCAGACAGAAGGCGAGGTTAATTCCGGAAATCCGACGATGACCGACGAAGGAACTTCGACTGGCGAGAGCGAACAGGACCGCATCGTAAATGAATTGCTGGATAGTCTTGAATCTGAAATAGAAAAGATAATCGGCGATTACATTTCCGATGATGAGGAAGAGGAGGATGATTCGTAGATGGACAACAATCTTCAGCATTATGCCTCTCCCTATTACGACCCCCAAAAAGCTCATGAATATTATATGCGAACCAGGGAATTGAAGGGACGCCGCTCAGCTACCAAGCTTTCGGATGAAGGAAAGAAAGTCTGGTCCTATACCAAAAACGAAATCAAAGCCGAGAAAAAGGCTAAGGTTGAGGGGGAACAGGAAAAGCGAAAACAGACTATAACTGCGCTTAGAGAAAGAGCGTCGGCTACAAGGGAACAAATCTCTGCACGTCTGAAGGAATTGAACGATGCTCTAACCAAAAGGGCATCTCGTAAAAAAGAGGCAATCGATTCGGATAAAAAATCCGATTTGGAAGACATCGAAAAAACCTCGACGGCAGAGAAGGAAAGGATAACATCTAAGACTAATTCTGCGATAGAACGTCTTATGGCTGAAAAGATTCCGGACAGTTTGCCAAAAGCTGAACGAGCAAAACGGATAGCCGAGCGTAACGAGAAAATTGCCAAGTTGCGTTCGGATTCGAAAGCGGCAAAATCGAAAGTAAGCGAAGAATCCCAGTCCAGTAAAGAAGGTGTCCGTTCCGATGCCACTGCGAGAAAGCAACAGGTGTCGGAAGAAACGAAAGAAGACCGCGCGGCTAATTCTGCCAATGCTTCGGTTGAACGAAAACAGGTTGCCAGCAGATTAAAATCAGCAATCACCGCAGCGAGGGAAGCCTATAAAGCCGCAAAGGAGTCTTTGGACTCTTCTTATGAGGAAATTTATCAAAGGGAGTTTGACAAGATTGCCGCCGAGATGCCGAAGGTATCCAAGCGCAAGCGTAAATCATCACAGAAAAAGAAGTAAGGAGGAAAATTCAAAATGGCAAAATTTGATTTCAGTGGCTGGGCCACAAGAAATGATTTGCAGTGCGCCGACGGAAGAATCATCCGTAAGAATGCTTTTAAACAGCAGGATGGCGAGACTGTAAGCCTGGTTTGGAACCATCAGCATGATTCCCAGAATAATGTTTTGGGGCACGCATTGTTGGAAAACAGGGATGATGGGGTTTATGCCTACTGTACGTTTAACGATACGGAATCCGGACAGACGGCTAAAAAGTTGGTTCAGCACGGGGACGTTGTTTCTTTGTCCATCGCGGCAAATCAGTTAAAGCAGATGGGAAAAGATGTCGTTCACGGTATTATCCGTGAGGTAAGCCTCGTTTTGGCCGGTGCTAACCCCGGAGCCTACATTGATACGGTTATGAATCATGGCGTTGCCGTCGAGGATGAGCTGATTATCAATTACAATGAAAACATCATGCTCTATCACTCTGATGATGAGACTGAAAACAAAGACAAGAAGCCGGATGATACAGGTGAATCGAAAGATAAGAAACCGAACGATAAGTCGTCTGAAGACGACGAAACCGTCGGCGAGGTCTTTGACCGGATTTGTAAGAAGCTCGACGAAAAGGAGCAGAACGTGATGTTGGCTATGGTCGGGATGGCTCTCGGTGAAAATGGGGAGCCGGAAGATAACAATGACGATTCTAAAGGAGGAAACGAAGATATGAAACATAATGTGTTTGACAACAAGGGTGAGACTCAGGAGAATGTTCTCTCTCACGCGGCTCAGAGTGAAATTCTGGAGCTTGCCAAGTCCAGCAGTGTTGGTTCTCTCCAGGCTGCTATTAAAATCTACAATGAGAAGCATGGCCTTCAGCACGCTGACATCAGCGGCTTTATTCAGACCGGCAACGGAAATATTACTACCATGTTCCCGGAGTATGTTGAGGCGCATCCCAGCCGCACTCCCGAACTCATCACCAATGATATGGGATGGGTTGACGCTATCATGGCTAAGACTCAGAAAATCCCGCATGGTCGGGTTCGTACTTCTCATGTGGACATCCGGAACATCGATGCGCTGGCCGCTAAGGGTTATCAGAAAGGAAACGAGAAGAAAATCACCGGCAATTACGAGCTGGTAAGGCGTACCACCGACCCGCAGACTGTGTATGTCACTTCTGAACTGCATCGTGATGATGTGGTAGACATCGAGGATTTCGATTATGTTCAGTTCCAGTACAGTATCGACCAGATTTCTTTGAAAGAAACGCTGGCGGTTGCTACCATGCTGGGTGATGAGCGTCCTAACAGTGACCCTGAGAAAATCTTCCCGGACAAGATTCGTCCCATCTGGACTGATGATGAGCTGTACACCATCCACAAGGATGTGGACTTTGCAGCTATGGCAAAAGAGCTTCAGGGCGCCAACACTGAGCAGTATTTCGGCGAAAGCTTCATTTATGCTGAGGCTATGGTTACAGCTCTGCGTAAGGCTCGTAAGGATTTCCGCGGTACCGGTAAGCCCGACTTGTTCATCACTACTGACATGCACAATACCATGATTCTCGCTCGTGACCGTAATGGCCGCCGTATTTATGAGACCGATACCGAGCTTGCTGCGGCTTTGGGCGTTGCCAATATCTATGAGGTTACGCAGTTCGAGGGGAAGGTTCGTACCGATTCCGACGGCGTTAAGCACAAGCTGCACGCGATTTGCGTGAATATGGCTGATTACGGATACGGCGCTTCCAAGGGCGGGGATGTGACTCACTTCACCGATTTCGATATCAAGTTCAATCAGCTTCAGTCGCTGCTGGAGACGCGCAAGTCCGGTCAGCTTACCAGAATCAAGTCTGCTATCGTCATCGAGGAGAAAGAGACGAACGTATCTGTCAGCGGCTAATGTCCAGGAGGTGAAAATTCAAAATGGCGAAATTTTACGGACCAATCGGCTATGCTGAAGCAGTGGAAACGAGACCTGGTGTGTGGGAAGAGCAGATTACCGAGCGTATGTACTTTGGCGATTTGACTCGTAATATGCGCAGGCTCCAAAGCGCTGAAACACTCAATGACGACATCAATGTCGCAAATGAGATCAGCATCGTTGCCGATCCGTTTGCCAATGAGAATTTTCATTCGATGCGGTACGTTGGGTTTATGGGTGCTAAATGGAAAATTTCAAATGTAGAAGTTCAGTATCCACGGCTGATTCTGACAATAGGGGGTGTATATCATGGCGACGAACAGACGTCTTCTGTTACATGAGATATTCTGTGAAATCCTTGGAACGAGGAACGCTTATTTTCAACCCCCGGAATCGGTTAAGATGAATTACCCCGCCATCGTATACGGTCTTGACAGTATCGAGAACACGTATGCGAATGACGGGGTTTATTTGTCT